GCTGTAAAAGAAGAGTAAACATGACAACAACAATACAAAATACGAATGACCTACTGAACTTTTTGATTAGCCGAGCCAGTTCTGGTGACAAGAACTGGTTTGGCTTTTCTGAGCAGCGGATGACCTCCATCACGCTGGCGCATGACATCGCAAAGATGCATGCAGACAAGATGACACCTGAAGAGGCTGTCAGATACGCGATCGAGTTGAACAGTGCGATTTATCGCCTGATCATTCGGCCACCACAAGGATAAGACATGAAACTTTCTTCAGCTCTCGGCACGTCCGAAAACATTCGCGTCAGAACTTTTGAGCTTGGTGGACACAAGTTCAAAGTTCGCATTCCTCTGTCTAAGCAGATGGATGAGATCAATGAGCGCACCGACAAGATCGATCCGATCAAGTATCAAGAGCGGTTCGATAAGGTGGTAAAGGGTCTTGATGGCCCTGAAGTCAAGCGCACCGAAGACGACGTGATTGTGGACGGCCGATCAACCAAAGAATTGATTCAATCGGCTATGCGGTTTGAGAATCGCATGGTTGAGTTCGTGCGCCTGCTGGTTCCTGAGCAGGGCTCTTTGGATGACATCACGTACGAGGACATTGAGAACGAGTGGCCGCTCGCCACGCAGCTCGAGATCATCTCGGCCATTGGCGATGCAATTCAACCTTCATTTGGAGAAGGCCGAAAAAACTCTTAAGGGACACTCATGCTCAGGCTAGGGCCTACGTTCTAGCGCACGGGGGGTGTCCCGACGAAATACCGGCAACAGACATGCGTAACATCGAAATCATGCTGAACGATGGAATGCTGGGCCCAAAAGCCATGTTGCTGGCATTGAGCAGTTTGACCACTGGTAATCTCAATTCCAAGTTGGCTAAAGGCGCCTCTCCGTACCGGATTGAGCACGTCCTGCCTACTACGCATGATTACATCCATCCTCCTCTGACCAAAGAGGAGCAGCAACGTCTTGTCAACAATCAACTGCTTGCATTCATGCTGCAGGCTCCCGGTGCAGATAAGGCGTTACATGGCATACGTTCCAACTAACAGCAAAGTACAACTGGAGGGGTTTGCTGAACTAGAGCAGCAGCTCCTCCAGCTTGCCAAGGCGTACCGAGCTGACGCGGTGGCGCGTAACACTCTTGCAAAAGCTGCAGAGCGTGCCATGGTCCCTGTTTTGCAGCAGGCCACTGCCATGGCTCCTTTTGACGAGCAGAGTGACGGCCCAATTCATATGAAATACACCATCCGGTTGGATGCGCGTATTCCTAACAATCGCGACATGCAATCTGATTATGTCAGTGAGACTGATGCTGCGATTGCTGTGGTTTCTGTGAAAAAGTCTGCGGTGTCATTGGCACAAGAATTTGGCACCCGTAAAATTCCAGCGCAACCTTTCATGCGTCCTTCGCTAGAGCGAAATAGACAGCAAGTATTAGAAATACTGAAAAGAGAGCTTGCGCGAGTCATTCCAGAGTACGCGGCAAAAATCGGCCGCATGAGGAAGAAATAAATGGCATCAAGCAACATTGCTCGACTTGGTGTGGTTCTTGGCCTTGACATGGCCGAGTTCTCAGCCAACATCGAAAAAGCCATTTCCGAGAACCGCAAGCTCAAAAACGAGATTCAGCGACACACTAACGCTGCAGTTCGTGAGCTTAATGCGCTGACCGAGGCGACGGCTGACTATGGCCGCGAAGTAACCAAGGTTGAGCAAATTCAACGGCAAATTTCTCACGGCAAATTTGCCAGCGCCACCGACGAAATGAAGCAAAAGCTGCTGGCGCAGGCCGCGGCTTACGATGCAAAAGTCGCGTCAGAAAAGAAATCATTTGACGCCGGCAAGCTGACCATGGAACAGCAGCAACAGCTTGCGTTCCAGACAACTGACTTAGTCACGCAGATTGCGTCAGGACAAAACGCGCTGATTGCATTGATCCAGCAGGGTGGTCAGCTTAAAGACACTATGGGCGGCTTTTCCAACATGTTCAAAGTGTTGGCTGCTCAAGTTACTTTGTTCCGTGTGGCTGCATTTGGCGCCGCTAGTGCGCTTGGTGTGTTGGCGTTGGCTATGTACAAAGGCGCCGAAGAGTCTGAGCGCCTGCGTGATGATTTGATTTTGACTGGCAACTATGCCGGCATTGCTCAGAGTCAATTCTTCTCTCTAGCCGATACCATTTCTAGCAAGCTCGGTGTGGCTGTTGGTGATGCCAAGACTGTTCTCGGACAGCTAGTCGCATCCGGCAAATTCACTCAAGAATCAATGAGTGCTGTCGGTGAGGCCATCCTGCGCGTTGCAGATTTGAGCGGTCGCACGGCTGATGAGGTTGCTAAGGATCTGATTCCCGCATTCCGCGGCGGCGCAGCTTCAGTCAAAGAACTCAACGAGAAGATGCATTTCTTGTCGTTGGAGCAATACAAGCAAATCGAGCTGTTGTCTAAGCAGGGCAAGAGTCAAGAGGTCGCCGCTCTGACGGCCAAGGCGCTCAATGATCGACTGGCAGATAGCACTCGCGAGCTTGGCTATCTTGAGGCTGCTTGGCGTGCGGTTACAAACTGGGCCAGCAAAGCTTGGGATGCCATGCTTGGCATGGGCCGCAAGCTGGATGCAGAAGGTTCTCTGCAAAAGCAGATTGACGATCTGACGGCATCTATCGAGGCCGCGGGAGATCCCGAGGGCAAGCTTGTGGTCGCCATGGCGATGCAGCGCGATGCCCTGCAGAAGCAGCTTGATGACCTCAAAGACGCACGTCAAAAAGCAGCAAAAGACCGGCAGGACGAAGCCAAGGAAATCAGCCTATACACGGCCGCTGGCGGACTGCAGAAACAGCTTGCGCTTGACGACGAGTTCTTAAAGCTTCGCACACAGAATCGATATCAAAAAGCGATTCTTGAGGCCAATGAAACGCAGCGCATCTACCTTGAAGCCGAGCAAAAAATTGTGCTGGCACGGCAAGAGATGGCGCGGAAAAATCGTGATGAGAACAACGTGTTCGAGTCGCGCAACGCTGCAATTCTTGCCCAGCAAATCGTTGACATTGAACGCACAAAGCAAGAGCAGATTCGCCAGTTGCGCGTTTCATCTCAAGCCTCGTCATACGCAGAAATCTTGCGTATGGAACAAGATGAAGCCCGCGAAACCACGCGCAGGTTCAGCGAGGTGCTCGATGGCTACAACCAGCAAATGACCGCACAAAAACGGTCTCTTGAGTTTGATAGCCAGATGCTTGATCTTCGGATGCGTACGATTGGCATGACCGAGCGGCAAGTGGAGATTGAGAAATCTCGTCTAGCAGTAGAGCGTGAGATCCGTCAAATCCGCGAGAACTTTAGCCTCAATCAAGACGAAAAGAAGAGCTTGATTGATCGCGTGATGGACCAGCAGGCTATTCGCGAAAAGAACCTTGCCATGATTGAGTCCATCAAGCGCGTAGAGCAAACCTACGATGCTGTGTTTGGCAACATGATGAATGCGATCGAACGGTTTGTGCGTACCGGCAAGATGTCGTTCCGCGATCTGGCCCGCAGCATCATCCAAGATCTGATCATGATTCAGATCCGAGCGCAGGCCACTGCTTTGTTCTCAATGCTGATGGGCAACGTCGGTGCTGCATTCCGATATGGCACCAATATTGGCTCACAGCAAACCAGCATGTTGGCAGCACAAGAAGTTGGCATGCGTGCTTCCGGTGGACCAGTCAACGGCAATCAGCCCTACGTGGTTGGCGAGCGTGGGCCGGAATTGTTTGTCCCGCGCGGTGCTGGCACGATTGTTCCCAACCATGCAATGGCGTCGATGGCTACCACCAATGTCACGAACTACAACATTCAAGCCATTGACGTGAAGAGCTTCGAGGATCGCATCATGGGCAGTTCCAATGCGATCTGGGCCGCTAACCTGTACGCGCAAAAACGCTTGCCGCTTGGCGCTGGGAGAATGTAAATGTCATTTCAGACTATCTTCAACATTCAGCAGTCGATGACGGTCAATAACCGTCGAGTGGTCGGCCAACAAGTTACTCGCGGTGGTCAGATTCGCACTGCTCAGTACCTCAATGCCGTGCCTTGGGTGTTCACTGTTGTGCCGCACAACTTCTTGTATTACCCACAGGTTCGCGACGTGATCCAGACCATTGACAATTTGGATCGCCAGCTTTCGGCTACGATTACTTTTGACACTACCAATCTGCAGTGGTTCACAGAGTACAAAGGTGATCTGACTGCAGGTCAAGCGGCCGCCCTGACTCTGGCTTCTGTGCCGCCAGCCAACTCTCAAACCATTACGGTTGGCAATCTTCCTGCAGTGGCATCAACAGCTGTTGTGTTTGCTGCTGGTGATTTCTTGCAGCTTGGCAGCTACACATACAAAGTCACTCAGGCTGTCTTGCGTGGTTCTGGATCTACTGTGTCAGTAAATTTGCATCGTCCTGTTATTGGCACGCCAGCAACTGGAACTTTGACGGCCGTTGGTAAGAGCGTGACGTTCTCGGTATATGCCGAAGTCTGTCCAACCTACACACTTACGCCCATGACCAATGGCGCATTTGTAAACTGGGACCAGCCTTTTGTGTTTCGGGAGAACGTCGCACCATGACCACCACGATGGCCGCGCTTAACAGCGCAAATATCCGGCACGCTGAGTTTGTAAAGCTTTCAGTTGGCTCGACGCCGACTGTCTATACGTTTTGCAATGCTGCAGCGCCCATCACGGTTGGCGGCAATACGTTCACAAACCTTGGCTCTCTTTTGTTGGTCGGCGACGTACAGCGAGACATCAAAGCAACTTCTTTTGACATGTCGGTATCGTTGTCTGGCATCGATCCAAACAATGTTGCATTGATCTTGTCAAACGACATCAAAGGCAGCTTGGTAGAGATTTGGCGTGGCTTTCTAGACTCCAACAATCAAATCATCACGACGCCAACTCTTCAATTCTTTAAGCGATGGACTGGCATTGTTAACAACGTCAGCATCACAGAAGATTGGAACGATGAGGCCCGCATTCGACTGGCTACTTGCACCATCACATGCTCTAGCATGCGGCGTATCCTAGAAAACCGGATTGCTGGCATCAAGACAAACAAAACAATTTGGCAATCGTTTTATCCAAGCGATGCTTCGATGAATCGCGTAGATGCAATCTCTAACACTTACTTTGACTTTGGTGGCAAGCCCAGCACCGGCAGTGTTTCTGAGGCTGGCGGCGGCTCTCCAAAAGATCAACCCACAGATACAACACTACAAAATTGATTCGCGAAGCATACAAACACGATCTTGATGCATGTGTGGAGATGATGCGAAAGTACGCATCTGAATCGCCCATCATCAAGTTACAAGACAAGAAACATCACAACGAACAGCACATCCGTGATTTGTTGTTTTCGTTGATGGTTGGCCGAGGTTTTGTGTTGGTGGATAACGAATACCGCGGCATGGCTGCAGCGATTGTTGTTCCTAACATCTGGTGCCCAGACATTAACGAGGTTCGAGAGCTTGCTTGGTGGGTTGACCCGGCGCATCGAAATGGAACAATTGGCGGCAAGCTATTTTTGGCCTACAACAAGAAAGCACAAGAATTGATTGATCAGGAGCGTGCGGAAGTGGTGTTGATCTCACTTATGCCGCAAAGCCCGCAGATTGATTTGGAAAGTAGAGGGTTCAAGAAGATCGACTCTACCTTCTGTAAGGAATAAAAAATGGTCGGAACCACAATAGCCGCGGCAGTTTTTGGATTGACAGCAGGCACTTTTTCGTATGCCGCAACTTCCTTTGCAATCAATTTTGCGGTGTC